TAGAGTACGGAGTAAGAGTAGCTGTACCAAGTTCGATATTTGACGAATCGTATTTAGTTGCCAAGGCGGTTTTATCTGCTTTCACAAGCAGAGCGTTGTAAACTGCTCCACTTGTGAGATAGCACGGGCTATTATTTTTGGGTTCACTGTCAAACGGCATTGAATTGAGCTTTTGGGCAAGTTTCTCATTTGTTCTTTCTCGTGTATATGCGTCCGTAATTCCGTAGCCTGCAAGCGTTGTTGCCTTATTTGCCTTGTTATTTATAATAGCTGTAAGAACTTTGTTCTGTACAGGATTAACGCTCTTAGCATCCAGTGCAGTATCGGTAAGCACAGCTCCACTCTCGGTCAGAGCAATGACACGGGACAATATGTCTAATAATTCGGGATAATAGTCAGAGGTAGTAATATCACCGTCATAATCGCTGTGAGTGTTTATTACAAACGGCTGTGTAGAGTAGGTACGAGTACCGTCTGTAAGCACAATTTTAGCAACCGTTCTGCCGGCGGATGAAAGCATAGCCTTATCTGTAGTTACAGTAACAATATTTTTTGCTACTGTAGCATTTACAGCAAAATAGTTATTATTGTTTTTTCCCTTGCATACAGCTTTTGCACCAGTTGCATCGTAAGCCTCGCCGTCAGCAGTAAGAGTTATTAATATCTTTCTGCCAATGTCATATTGCCCTGCTGAGATTACTACGGGAGTTGCCTGACAATTTAAATCAAGCGTAATTTTAGCAACATAATCATTCATCGGTACGCTCCTTTTCCGCTGTTACAGTTGTAACCTCGTTTGCGAGTTCAGCAATTACTTGCGATTTGATATCTACAAGCACTGATGACATTATGCCGTCAATAAGACTGGCTGGAAAGCCGTATTTACTTACAATTGCATTAACAGCGGCAATAAGTTCTGAACGAGCTGATTGTAATGCTAATGGACTAAGTTTCGTCTGCATTTTTATCCTCCTTTGAGTGAATTTCTTCAGACCGTTCTGCCGGTCTTGATTTATCCGTTTCGGCAATTTCCTTCGTATTGATTATGTAATCCATTTTAATTACCTCCTAAGCAGTTAACGATTGAAGAATGCCATTTTTGAAGGTCATTTTAAACTCTTTCCAAGTTGCTGCTGTACCATTGCTGTTAAATGATGTTACATAATAACCCGAAAAAGTGTCTGTAATAGAGCCGCCTTTAAAGCCCCAATCATTCAAAATAGCGTTGTGTAAATAATGATTCCGCAAGTTAAGGTCACAACCTGTGTGTAACTGATTGGCTTCAAGCGAACCGATTTTTTGAGCGGCATATGTAAAAATAAGAGTGTATGAAGAATCAGTTGATTTCATACGATAACACCAATCCATAAATGCCGAACCGTTTTCAAGGTTAAACGAAAGGTCACGCTTTGAAGTATCAGAAGCATAACAACCGGTACCTATGTAACCTACCTTAGTGCCTTTGTAGTAAAAATTTTGACCTACCGAATTTAACGACATTAGCTTTTTGCCGTTATTATCAAAAACATCATGTCCTGTTGATGACAAGCTCATCAGCTTTGTGTTCTGGGAATTGTACACATTTAGCTGTGAATTTTCAAATTTTATGTAATTTGAAATTTTGTTCCAAGCAATTTTGATGTCATCGGCAGATTGTTGGAGAAGAGTACCCCACCTGTCCGAACCGACAACCTTGTTGACTTCAAAAAATAATCCCTCGGCGGTTTGTGTAATCACCGAGCTGTTGAGCGAACTTGCCCACGAATCGGACACATGAAGAACGGTTGTGTCTAAGTCCTGTTTAATCTCATTTACCTTGTTATGGTCGTGCAAAGTTTGTGCGTCAAGAGCGGTAACCTTGTTTTGCAAGGTCTGCAACTTCCCTGTTATCTTGGCTGGCACGGTTGATAAAGTAACCGTGTTAAGTGTTGCATCGGCGGGGTATTCTTTAATCTCTACAATGCGGTAGTTAATCCTTGTCTTGCGTTTACGGTCAATCAGAGTAACCACATCATATAAATCAAAGGCAAGCACATCACCGTATGTGTCAGGCAACGTTTTTGCAAGGTCAATCACCTTAGCTGTATATGATTGCTCAGGTACAGCAAGCACGGCAAGTTTTGCGTTGGCATCGTCAAGCAAAGTTTGCTTGTTTGTGTAACGCTCATCACGCCATATAGCTGATATGACCTTGTCGGTATAGCTATGATTTTCAATGTAATTTTTGCCATTGTTTAGGCTGGCTATACTTAAATTATCTTTACCGTATGGATAAAGTCTTGTAACCAAACTTGTGGTACTGCCTTTGTAAGTCATATCGCTCAAATTAAGCTCATCGGTAAAGTAAGTGCCTGTCGGCTCGGTGTTGTTGTACGGCTTGATGCAGTAAATAACCTTGTTAATTGTGTCAAAACGATAGCGAGTGTTATACGCCGTCGAGTTTTGGCAATAATCGAGGATGTCAAGCGTGGTTACATCAGTCAGCTCAAGGGTGCGGCGAGCGGCTACGAGGTCGGCATCAACAACAGTCCAACCTGTGCCTTTTAAAATCTCCGAGCATACGCTTGCAAAGCTTACGGTGCTTTTGTTATAAGTGGGGTAAACATTATAATTAAGTCCCGTGAGGTCAAGCTCACAGGTTATCGTGCTTACTGTTTTACGCTCGTTAATGCCGTTGATAAGATAACGCTGTCCGTCATATTCGACCGTACCATACAAAACAAAATACCTATATAATTCGTGGTCAGGTGAGATATCAAACTGCAAAGTCATCAAACCGTCCTCTGAACGAGTACGAAAAAAGGTATTATCAATGTCACGATACACCTTAATATCATCACCGTAAAATACCTTTAAAAACATCTTAAACACCTCCTAAACTAAATGTAAATTGGCGTGTAAGACACCGTTATGCTGACATCAGATGCAGACGATGTTATCTGATTTTTGCCCGGTTGCAGAACAGGGAAATCAATCAAATCACTGTCGCCAAACTTATTTTTGCCGTCTGCAGTAATTAATCCTGACACGCTGTCAATAACAATTTTTGTGCCGACTGTTATATTTTTGATAGTAACACCCTGCAAAATTACCTCAGATTTTGTATTAGCATACACAGCTGTAATTATGGGTAGTGTAGCCGTGTTTGACTTGCAAATCATATAGCTGTTTGCTTTTATAATCTCACTGATAGGCTTTGCGTGACGAACAGCATTAAATGTATATGTAACATCATGCTCACCACTGCTATCAAAAGTTGCGGCGGCAATGCTGTTGACAATTGCCGTATAAATAAATCCGTCAGGGAGAGAAATTTCAACTACTTTGCCAACAAGCAAGCCCTCAAATGCGGTTATATTTTCGGTTGCTATTGCAAGGCGGTCTGATACCGTCAAGCCTTTTGCATTGTCACCAAAATAGTGAGGGTAAAAAGTCAAGGTCAAAGACAAAGTCCTTGTGCCGGGGACAGCCGAAAACAAGGTTGGTGCAGTCAAAAAACTGCGAGAGGCAGAAAGGTTATTTGTAACGGTTGTACCACTAACCGAATAACTTTGTAAGCGAGCATTGTATGCAGAAATATCAACGCCGTTTATTGTCATTTCGTTAAGCATTTTATCTGTCCTCCCATGCAAGTTCTTCAGAAACATACGGCGTGAGTGCCACAGCTGTTTCTCGACCGTCAATATTAATTGAGGTGTGAATATCGCCTTTAAGGCTGTACTTACGCTCGTTATCCTCGCTCATCAGCTCGACATTGTGGTTGACATCAGCGGTAAATTTGGATCTAAGCATTGACTGTCCTGCAGACACAGCCGCCCTCATCTTGCTGACTAAACCGTCAGCTGAAACACCTGCCTGCATACGCTCGGTAAATGTGGATGCCACCGTGTCCGCCTGCTTATAAAGTTTTGGAGCTTCGGCATCAAGTCCATTCTCACCGCCTTCGAGGGTGTAGGCAAAGATTTTTTTGAATACTTTTGACGGAGAGTGTTCGTCCAACATCCTGCGAACGGTGTTTATAAATCCCCCTGTGATTTCAACCGCCTTGAGATACAAGCTGTTCTTTTTTTCATCAAGTCCTTTAATTGCTCCTTCCATAGACTGAGAATAACTTTCCTTAGTATCCTTTGGCATATTTTTCATTGGTGTAAAGAAAGCATCAACAATTTCTTTGGAGTGTTCACCCGTTTTACCGGTATAGGTTTCATACAAACTTTCCAGTCCTAAAAATCCAGCCAGCTGCTTTTGATAATTATCATCATTCAGGATTTTGGTTTGTTGATTCCTTATTTCGCCTTGCTTTTTGGTGTGCCGAGTATTTTCATCAGTTATCGCTCGGTCTCTTGAATCAAGATATGTTTTATATTTTTGAGCCGCAATTCTATTGTCCTTTTCTTCGGCGAGAAAATCATTTAAATCCCGGTTGTATTCGGCATCAATACTTTCAAGGTTATTTTTATGTGTTGTATTTTCGTCAGCTTCATCTTGATTTAATTTTTTCAAATCTTTGGTTGAATTCTGTAATACATTTGCTCGGTTATAGTAGCCCTTCTGAAGAATACTAATGGTATCACCGCAAACCTTATTAGCTTCATCGACAGCGGCTTTGTAATCCTTGTTGGCTTGTTCTCTTTGCTTGTTGTACCACTCTTCGGTATATTGTTTATCAGTGCCGATAAGTGCTCGTTTCTCGGCAAGCCAATTTGTCCTTTGTTCTTCGGCAGCTTTTATTGTATTATCCCTTGTTTGTTGAGCCGTAGCAGAATACTCTTGCGAATATTGTTCATACTCTTCAAGGCTCATATCGTGGTCAGCAACTAAATCCTTTGCCATATCTTTGGTTACATTTTGATACTGCTGTTGAACTTCTAATTGTTGATCCGCTAATTCTTTTTGCTTAGCAAAAAGATCGTCAAGTCTTTGAATTTCTTCATCGGTAAGTTCTGTACGCTTTTCTTTGGCAGTTCGTGCGATTTCCGTAATTTCTGTCTGCACGCTGTCCATTTTATCAGCAAGCTCTTGCTGTTTATCCTTTGACAAGATAATCGAATCGTTAAACCCATCAAGCACACCGCTTGAACTGTTGACTCCGTCCATAAACTCACTAATCTTATCACCGATACCCTCATATGTTTCCGAGAGATTGTCATTTGCGGTTTTTAGCGATTCTTCAGCAGTTACAAGGTCATTTGTGCTTTGCGTTGCATCACCGTTGGCGGCAGAAAATGCAACAATACCGGCTGTCAGTGCTGTTATTCCCGTCAAGATAAGCACAGCCGGATTGAGTGACATTGCCAAGTTCCAAGCATACTGAGCGGCTGTGGCAAGTGTAATCTCACCTGTTAATGCACCGACTGCAATTTGTTTAAGCGTTATAGTGCCGAGTGATGCCGCCTCAGCAAGACTTTCGGCGGTAACGGATGCGGCATGCTCTTTCACAAGAGCAGTAATTGCTGATATGATTTGCCAAGCCTTCCACGCTGTGACGGCAGTTGTCACAATTGGCAAAAGTATATTAAGGTTGTCAGCGACAATATCAATAGCTTTTGCCAGCGGAGGTATAACCACTTTTGCAATGTTAGTAATAGTTTCGCCGAGGTTAATCAATATGGTTTTAACTGTATTGATAGCTTTTTTAAGACCGCCATTTTCAAAGGATTTTTTGATAGTGTTAATTGCCTCTTTAACGGGGGCTTGCAGTTCTTTTGGCAGTAACTTAACTAAGTTTTTAGTTAAAGCATCTATGATACTTTTTGCCGCAGACAGTAGATCGGGAGCACGGTCACTTATGCCTCTAACCAATGTTTTTACGATGTTTATAGCAGCTTTAACAAGTTTTGATGAGTTATTTGCAATCCCGTTAACGAATGCCTGTAAAAAGGACATTGCGGCATCAATCATCTTCGGAGCGGCTTCAACTGCTTTTGTTGCAAGTTCGCCAAAAATAGAGCCTGCCTCTTCAATCATCTCCGATAATCCGCCTTCGGTAAATGCCTCGGTAAGTCTGCTTACATAGTTCTGAGCCTCTTTTGCGGCATCAGTAAGCGGCTCGGACATACTCTCATAGATTTCGATGCCTAATCCCTCAAGACCTGATTTTAGTATCGTAATCTGTCCCTGTAGATTGTTCTGCATCGTATCAGCCATTTTTTGAGCTGATCCATCAGCATTATCAATGTTTTTAACAAGGCTGTTGAAATCCTTATCACTCGCATTGATGATAGCAAGCATACCCGACATAGCCTCTTTGCCGAAGAGAGTACTTGCGGCGGCTGTTTGTTCTGTTTCAGATAAACCGCTAAACTTTGTTCTAAGTTCTTTGATAACCTCAATTAAAGGTAATGCTTCGCCGTTGGCATCGGTCATGCTTATTTTGTACTCATCCATTACCTTTTGCATTTCTTTAGTCGGAGAAGCAAGGTTAGATAAAGCTGTTTTAAGACTTGTGCCTGCCATACTACCCTTAACACTTGCATTAGCCATAAGACCAAGGGCAACAGATACGTCTTCAACACTATAATTCATTGCACCTGCAAGAGGTGCTACATATTTAAAACTTTCACCAAGCATTGACACATTAGTATTTGCAGAGCTTGATGCTTTAGCAAGCACATCGGCAAAATGGGTGCTGTCAGATGCCTTTAAGCCAAATGCAGTAATTGCATCGGTAACAATATCTGAGGTTGTCGCAAGGTCAAGACCGTCTGCAGCGGCAAGTGACATAATACCGTCAATACCATTGAGCATTGATGTTGTGTTCCAGCCTGCCATAGCCATATATTGTAAAGCCTCAGCAGATTCGGAGGCTGAGAACTTTGTCTTAGCACCCATCTCTTTAGCCTTGTCAGTAAGGCTCTGCAAGTCTTTACCGCTTGCACCGCTGATAGCCGAAACCTTAGACATAGCCGCCTCGAAAGATGAACCGACAGTTGCCGCTGCTGTTGCTCCTGCTCCAAGAGTTGTAGCTATACTGGCAAGAGTTGTCGTTATTGCGGACACACCTGTTTTTGCAAGACCTTTCAACTTGTCAATGCCCGTTTTAAAGCCACCGGTATCAATTTTTGTGTCAATTTTTATAGATCCGTCATACGCCAATATCCCACATCCTTTACTGTGAGGTCATCGGCATCCAATGGCTCTACTTGACCTGATTATTTTTTATCGTTTAATACGATTTCAAATTTTTTCTTGCAGTTACGCCCTTTGCAAAATGTAAAAATGCCCCTACACCTTGACGATTTGTCAAAGTATATGGGCATTTCGTAACCGCAAAAAGGGCATTTAATTTTTTGTTTGTTTTTCAATTTATCACCTACGATAAATCATATTGATTTTTACTTGTTAATTCAGCATCGTCAAAATTCATCTTCAAAACATCTTTATAGGATTTTTTGGTGAAAACAAATTCTGCATATCCGCCATTTTCACCATTAAATTTGTATGTATGTGTAAATTCAATATAATCATCAAATTCTTCTTCTGTTTCTGCCACCTTTGTGCCTTCGCCTCCGACAATGTCAACAACATCGGAATAGGCTTGTCCTGTATGAATTTCGTCAAACTCAGCCTTGCTTATGCCTGACGGGTCACTTCCACAGGCTGTGCAAGTCAATGCTAACAATGCAATAGTTATAAAGGATAAAATCTTTTTCACAGTTGTACCACCTCAATAAATTTTATATACACATTATACAAAATCTATATAAGTTCGTCAACTGATTTTCCTGATAACAAAGCCTCTTCAATCACATTATACTTTTCCTGCACCGACTGTGGCAGAGGCAGGGCATAGAGCTTTTTCATTCTCTGATAAAAATTGCGGTCTGCTGTTGACATTTTAGGGGTAATCGGCATACTGCGATACCCCAAGATTCTGACGAACATACAATCGGCGTTAAGGGATTGAAACAATGCTCTGAACTTCCACCAATGTAATTTCGCATCGTTGAGGTCAATGCCATATTGCTCCATAAATGCCGCATAGATATAGCCGTCATCAAAATCGTAATCAAATACAGCTTTATCATTGCCACCGCCTGAATGCTTTTCGGGTGGTTTTCCACAGCGATAAAAGTTTAAAATAGCCTCGACTGTTTCTTCGTTCATCGGGCAAGGTGTTCTGAATACAAGCTTCTGAATTTCTGCGAGTATTTCAGCCGATAGTGTATCATCAATTTGATTAGTAAGTATAAGCTCGAATTTAATCCACACTCTAAAGTCGGTGTTGATTTTATAATCTACACCCGACACGGTTATTGTATCGGGTGTTTTGTCACAAAGCAGATTCATTACTTTGTCGCCGGTTTAAGTGTATTTTTGTAATGATTGTACTGCTTATGCCTTTTGCCCCTGTGGTTGTTGTTCATTGCAATTGCTCTGCTTTTATACCTACTACCGAGCTTTGAGCTGAGAGCATTAACAGCCTTGATGACATCCTCGTAGGCATTGATACAGGTTGTAAGGTTTACGGTTTCGCCGAAAACCTTTTTAGCTGTCCCGTCACCAAAAACCTCATCAAAAAAGTTAAAAACAGCCGTACACTGAGCACGGATAAGCTCTGACTGGCGTTTGCCCTCGGGCTGTAAATCATTCATTGCCTTTGCCACATTATCGTGAGCGTGTTCGTAACGCTCCATAACGAGTGCATCGGCAACATCAATGTCAGGTAAATTTACACCGTTAATAACCATATTTTATGCCTCCGAAGTTTTTGCTGTAAATGTCTTTGTGGCTGTGTCAAAAGTACCCTCGACAGGATCTCCTTTTGCCAGAAAGTTACCACTACAACCCATTTCGCCGTCGTCATTTGTAAAACTTGCAACCTCAACCGCAACACGGATTTTGCGTGCATGATATGCGGTCTTGTTACTGCCGCCTTCAACAGGCTGGTCAAGGTCAACGATAACATAATCTGTTTCGGCGTCTGCTCCTACAAGCTGTTTCTCACCGATATTGATGATGTAATTGATAGCATCCTGCTCTCTGATCTGGTCAACCTCAAACGCTGTTGTCCAATCATAGCCGCTGATTGATTTTGTTGCAGATTTGTCGCAGACATACTTACGGCTCTTAGTCTGAGCCGCAGGTGACTCATCAAGAGTTTTTGCACCTACACCGAGGAGAGAAAAATTCGGTGATTTGTTTGTACCGCCGCAGTCAAGGTAGTTTGCCTGCATTCTTCTCTGTCTGATTACTTCGCTCATTATTTTTTACCTCCATTTTTCATATATTTAAGTTGGCACTGTATTTGATAGCGTGCCGATTTTGTGTCATTGTCAATCGCATAACCCGATGATAACACTTTCACGGATAACGGTGTTAAACCTTCGGGCAGTTTCGGCAGTTTGCCGTTTAAGTCCTGTTCGGCAATCCACTCTTCGAGCCGTTCATAAAACTCCAAATTTGCTATATTTATTGATTCATCGGGACTGTAATTTTCACGGCTTGCAAAGATAAAGAGGTACTGGCATTTAGCAGAACCATCAATGTACTGCTTTAGTACAGTTTTGCACGGCACAACCTCAATGCTGTACTGTTCGGGGTCTTCGCCGAGATAGTCAACATTAAGGTCATTATCAACCTCTAATACATCGCAATCGGCAAACCACCTAAACAATGATTTAATGATTGATGTTTCCATTATTTTCTATTTTCCTCCGCTTTTTTCTTTGGCGGTTTTGATGATGTCATCAAGGTGGTCTGCTTTCATTCGTTCAAACCAAAACTTGCCCCTTAGACCACCGCTTGCAGTACCCTGTTTACCTTTGCCTGCGTTTAGGTAGTAGTTGGTATGGGCATATACAATATCGTACATTACCTCACCACTACCTATCTTTGTGCCACGGATACCGCTCTTGATAAGATTGCCGGTTTTAAAAGGTACATATGGAGTAGAACGGCGAAGGACTTCGCTGTCCACAATTTTTTGAACCTTGCCACTCGGCTCAAGACCACGGCCTTTAAGCATTGTTTCTGTGGTATTAAAAAGCAGTTTAATAATCATTTAACCACCAATTTAATATGCTTTGAAAAAGCACTTGCCGACAGATTTTCGGTGACCTGCGTAATCTGCTGACCGCCTGCGTCAAGGATATCCTTAACGGTAATTACATCAAGGTCAACCAAGCCTTTAACAACATAATCTCCCTTTTTGAGGGTGTAGCAATTGTCACTCTCGCCAAGCGGTAAAGACTTATATGTTGACGGATCAACATAGTGAGTAGTCTGCAAAACGCTGTCGGGGATACGGATTACATACTCATCAGATGCAGACACATTTTTGTCAGCAACAATAATTTGATCCTTACCGTGGTAATTAACTCCGTCCAAAACAGTTGCAAACCAAAAGGTTTCACGACCCTGCTTTTTAGAGCAAAACACGGTAATGCGTGTGTTGTTTGTGAGCATTATCTCACCCCCTGATATAAAAGACCTGTACCGCTTAATTCCTGCTTGATAGCCTTGTACATTGCCCTTTTTTCACGCTCTGCAAGCTCATCGGCGTTGTAGTCCTTGTATGTAACGCTGTAACCGTCTGTGTTCTCGGACTTAATGCCCTGCGGAATGTTCGCAACGCTTGAACGTATTTCGTAGGCTGCTTCTGCGGCGGCGCATACTGCATTTTTGACTTCGTCCGTAACCTCTGTAATACGGTGCTGTGTTACGAACCTTACAAGCCTTTCGGCTTTTGCGGCAAAAACGCAGAACTCTGAAGACGGTATAAGCAATCCGCCGAAAGAATCAGAATAGTAGGTGTAGTCTGCATAAGCCATAACAGCACCTTATGAGAAATCAACAAGAAGGTTTTCATCAAGTTCTTTGATACCATAAATAATATCAAAGCTGACTGTATCCGTTTTCGTGTCGGGGTCATAATCCATAACAACACGAACACCTAAGCCGTTAGCTGATGCAATATATGATTTTGCAGCACCCATAGGTGTTTCAAGGTTTCTTGTAACAAGCGCAAGACCGTTACGGTGAAAACCAAGAGCGTGAGCCTTATTGATAACCTTAACATCTACAGCTGTATCAATTGTCGCAGGGATATTCTGATCAACAGTGATTGTTCCTGCACCGCTTGCGAGTGTTACGTCATCCTGAACAGTATAGAGATAACCATCAACAATAAGCTGGTCACCTTTTTTGATAGTACCTGTTGCCGGAGAACCTCCTGATACTGTAAATACAGTAGTATCCTCAGTGCCTGTTACCTTATACTTTGTAACTGTTCCCGGTGTTACTGACTGATTTTCAGGGCAGTTCTGAGACATAAATGTTTCGCAGGTATATACCTTGCCGATTTCAGATTCTTTAAGTGCCTGTGAATCACCTTTATAGCTCTGTTTTGCAAAGTTATCAAGGGTGTTATACTTGTAAAGCGTAGTCGGAGGTAATACAAGGCGACGGTTATTTCTCGGTGCTTTTGAAATATCAAGTGCTTTACCTACACCTGCAATATCATCAATTACAGGCTTGCTTGATACTGTAGCAGTTTTTGCGGCTTTTTCAATTCCTACCGCCAGCAAATCGCTGTCAATAGCTTGAGCAATAGCCATAAGAGCAGGCTCTACTACCTGCTTTGAGAAGTCCTTGATGTCAAGCGAAAGCTGTTTTGATGTAATTTTAACAGTGACATCTCTGAAGCGGTCCATTTTTACGGTTACCGAACCCTCTGTTATGTCCTGCTGTGTAACCTTTCCTACAAAATTCTTTGCGACAAATTTTGCAGGCTTTCTGATTGTGATTGTGTCGCCAACCTCAACAAATTCATCTGAATAATCACGATGTACAAGGTTAGCCATTGTCAAATTGCTTTCGAGTACCATAAGTGCTTCGTTAGCAATAACCTGAGGTGTTAAAAATTCATTAGGCATTTAGAGTTCCTTCTTTCTTAATGAGTTCTGCGATATTCCTTATATTCCTCGTAGGACATATCTGAAATATCTTTTTTAATCTGTCCGGATTTTGCACCGGGCGTTGAGCCACCGAGATTAAGCTTCGGGTCAGGTTCTGCAGTCTTGAACAAAAACGGCTTCGTTGTCTTGAGCTTTTCAAGCTGTTCCGAAAGTCCTGAAATTTCGCCGTCCTCGCCCGGGGCAACTGTTGACATATCAAGGTTTGCTTTTACGGACACAACATCAGCTGCGCCTGAATCGGCTATTGCCTTTTCAACCGACTGCTCAAACTTGTAGTCGTTGAGCTTCTTTTCACCGTCAGCCTGTGCCTGCTCAAGCTTTGACTTCCACTCGGGGTCATAGTCTGCAAGGCTTGCGTTTGCCGTTTCAAGCTGTCTTGAAACATCATCATACTTGTTTTTGTCAACGTACTGTCCGCCGGCAAGGTTGCCGAGCTTGACATCTGCCGACTGGTTGACTTTTTCTGCGAACTGGTCAAATGTAAGTGCTTCGCCGCCAAATAAGGCTTTGAGCATTTCCATTAATTCCATTGTTTTTACCTCCTGTGTAATAATTTTTGAAATTGTGTGTTGACATTTAAAGGTCTGTCAGACCGTGCGTTTAAAGCTCCTCCGAGCGGCGTCGGTGTTTTAAGCTCTCCGACAAGAGCAATATTAAAAGCCCCCGGAAATCGGGAGCTTATAAACTGAAAATATGAAATTGTAGGCAAAAGTAAAAGGAGTATGTGTAATACCCCTTTAAAACCCTTTTAATTTCGTTTAATTTGCATTTAATTGAATTTGTGGTGTAACTTTACCTTTTCGATAGAAAATGCGATATAAGGCAAATTCAACCCATTCTTTTTTGTTCAAGAATAGTATCGTATATAAAATACATTTCACGACCCTTTTGATTCACAGTATCATCGTTGTCCATTCCTGAATCAACAGTTTCCATAGTTATCTCATCCTGAAAGTCACTAACATTGTCTACATCAAAATAGACCTTATCGTCCGTTTCTTTTATATTATTTACCATTTTGTATGCATAAGGAATGTGTTTTTTAAGAAAATCAAAATCTTTTTTCTGCAAAAAGAAAGTCATATAAACACCTACTTCAAATTGACTTGTATTAAATTACCATCGTGAGGATTAACTGTTACACCGCACTTATCAGTATAGTGTAAAATACTGTTGCCATTATGTGTGGATTTTGTTTTTCCGTTAATCAAAGCATCTTTAATATCATCTAACGGCACTCCGTTTCTTGTTCTGTTCTCGTGGCTTGGATCGTTTTTTGTACCGAATACACGTTCAAGAAAATGTTTGCTTTGAGATTTTATTTCAATGTCTGCAGAAGTTGTTAGTCCAATCAGTTCAGTTTGAACCCTATTATAATATTCTTCGTATTTATCAAAACCGGTCAATGGAGATAACATACCTCTATCTACGGAATTTACATATTTTTTCAAAAGCTCATATCTTGCAGTATCATTATACTTCACTTTATAGTATTCTGCAAGTGTTTTGATATTATTTATGTTATGTTCACTACTCCAAGTTTTATAATGCTTATTTGCGGAGCTGACTGCTTTTTGAGCCGTACTCCTGCCAAAACTGTATTTTTGAACACGAGCATTATCAACCAACAATCCGGTTTTCTCACAAAATGTATTCATTTGAGCTTCTTGCCGTTTGAGCTTTATTGAGAAATCGTCAAAGTTATTTTTGATTGCTTTTTTCATAGACTCGCTTGATGTATTGTTGAAAAATTCATCTTGAGCGGCAAGGATACGTTTTGTTTCACGAATTTTCCGTTCCAACGCTCTCTGATACTGTTCGGCTTCGTAGAGCGTATGCATCGAGCCGTCCGGGAATTCTATATTTTCGGCATCAAGCTCTTTTAGGTCTTTTTCAGAATACATCCGGGTTGAACCCTCAAAGTACGGAAACCAGTCGTGCCGACAGTTCCAGCCCTTGAAGCCGTCACCTTCACCATAGCCTATGTCAGACAAGGAAAGATAACCTTTGCGACCGCTAAGGCTGACTATTTGTCCCTGCCAGCTTGCGTGGGAGGGACGTGCACCTGCGTGTGCTGTAATCTCCATAAGGTCACACCCCAGCTCACGGGCGTTTGCAAGGCAAATTTCGCCTGTTGTCTGACCTATTCCTGTCATAACATTACGGCGAACGGCAACGTCCAACCTGTCACGGTGTCCGGACGGATAAAGCACAAATGCACCTTCGGAAGCAACCTGTTTTATTGCGTCTACAATCGCCTGTTGTGGCGAAAACGCTCCGCTTTCGGATTTCATCTCAGCAAGAGTACAGGCGTTTATAAAACCTGTCTGTGAGGTAACAGCCGTTGTTCGTGTAAGATTGCTTAAGTTGCCCGAGGTCTTTTTGTAGCCTGCTTCAAGCGTTTGCATTTGTGTAGCGGAAACCTTAATCGACTTCGGATTCAGTCCGTTTGCACGATAAATTTCATTGTCATACTCCGTTGCAGTCACCGCCGCATCTTCAAACAGCTTTTGCAACTGTTCTTCGGTTTTGTCGGTGTACTTCGATAGTGATTTCAGAATATCGGAGTTCAGAGTGCCAAGCTCCTGCATTGCGTTAAGCTGTAATTTGCCTGTTTCGGTAATAACACCTGTCTTGCTGATTCGCCTTGCAACATCTCGGACTATTTCCTCCTCAAGCTGTGAATAAAGTTTCAGAATATCATCGGCACAGTGAGCGAGCTGGTCGGGTGTCAGCATTAAGTGCCACCTCCACCGAACAAGCCGCCGCTTTCAGGTAACATTTCCTGCGCTTGGTCGTCATCCACACCGTAACGCCACTTGAGATAGTCGGTTTTCTTACGAATTCCGCTGTTGACTTCGTTGAGTTGGATTGCCTGTTCTTTATCCTTGTCTTCAAGAACTCCGTCACCCCAGTTGAAGCTGACTTCATAATCTCCTGCCGGGGCAAGATGACAAACCGTTGCCATAACGTCACAAGCATATATGTAGTCCTCAAGAACAGACTCCAATGAAGTCTGCATATTGCTGACAGCGGTATAACTGCGCTGTTTTGAGGCTTTGATTTCTTCCGCTGTTTTATCAACATTCTGCGGATTGGATAAAGTGCCGTAGGCAAGAGAGCAGTTAAATTCAATCTGCCTTTTGATTTCATTCAGACCTCTTGCATACGCTTCATCACGCAAGGTAGGATTATAGACGTTGTAAAAGGCTTTGCCTTCGTCATCGGAGGAAACGGCAAATTTTCTGAACAGACGTTCTCTTGTTTCGGGCATTTCAAAACTGTTTGTTTCTTTACCGTCAACTGTAGGCTTTTTTCTCAAAACCTCTTCGCCTGCGTGAACTGCAAGCTCGCCGCCTTTATACTCCCACAAGTACCTGTCCCACTGCATATCGGCTTCCTTGAGCTGTTTTACTGCTCGGCTGTAAACCGATACGCCGAGCGGACTGTCTTTATCAATCTGATTTGCAAACGGCACTCGCCAGAAAGCAAACAGAGGACGGTCAACGCCCTCTATTGTGATAATCGGTTCAAATCCGCTCCATATTTTAAATTTTTCCGGGTCTGTTTCCTGACCGAGCGAATCGTAGGAGCGTGACACAAAAAAGTGACTTTCTATTGTGTGACTGCGTGTTTCGTAGTCATAAACCTGTTTTTCAAGACGGGTGTAATACCATTCGCCCTTGCACTGCTGATTAATGAAAATCGCACCGGTAATATGTTCGCTGTCATAATGTATCGGAATGAAGTTGTCCTGCGTAATGCAGTCGGGCAGGATAACACCGTTCTTGACATACGGCTTGAACACAATGCCACCGCAGGCACAGCCTGATTCAAGTTTTATTCTTAAAACATTTTTCAAGCGTTCATACTGCTTCTGTAAAAATTCTGCACGTTCAGAGCCTGTTATTTCAGATTCAAATTCAATCATAATCAACCGAGCAAATTCCGAGGCTACGGAAGCACCGAGGTTCAACGTCTTGCCGTGACAATCCTTTTTCCAGAACGGCTCATCGTGATATATTCCGAGCCAGTCTTCCATAGCGTCGTCCATATTTTCATAGAGGTAACTGTCGTTGACCTCTTGCGGAAACAGCTTATTTGCGAGGTTTCGCAGCCAGTCTGAAATTATAAATGTTCTTTTGAATTTTCTCAATCGGTGTTCCACCCCTTATACTTGAATTTTCTCTTAAGAATCGTTGAACAGAAATAGCGTGTATCGTCCATTGCGTGGTCGTTTTCCTTAATAACCTTGTCTTCTTCTGATTTATCATCCCAACGGTACATACCGAATTCTTCCTGTGAGGCTTTGCAGTCAGCTCCGATTTTCACAAGTCCGTTTTTAAGCATCTGACCTGTGATTCTGATACCGTTTATAACGTCATTCTTTGCATTCTTCGTGTAAAACTTTCCGTGTCTGCGGATAGTTTCCTTAAAGGATGCAGCGGAAGGGTCTATAACAATATCTTCTATGTAATGGTCGCCTGCGAGCTTTTTAAGCTCTGCGTAATGCTCTTCATCGGTGCGCTGGTAACCTTCTTTACGGCTGTTGTAGTATGATTCCTTAACTCTGATTGCTTCCTTGTCGGTCACGCACCACAAACCCATACTGCAAGGGTTTATAGTACCGTAGTCTACGGATATATACCATTCGCCCTTAAGGTCGCTTTCTTTGCCGTGCCACAAATTTTCTTTAATATGGTCGTTAAAGTCCTGATAAACAAGACCTTCGGCAATAACCCATTCGCCGAGAATGAAACGGCGGAAGAACGTTCCGACATAAAGGCTGTAATACCTCTGCTTGACCTTTTCGGATAAGCTGAGGTTATCGTCCATAAGAAAGCTAAGCCGCAAAGCGTGTTTTTCATCCGCCTTTAAAACCCATTCACGGTAAAACCAGTGATTAGGATTATCGGGGTTGCAGTTGAACCAGAACCTTGCACCCTCAATAGAGCAACGGGCAAGACCCTGCTCAACGAAGGAACGAGGCATCAGAGCAACCTCATCAAAAAGAATTCCTGCGAGCGTAACACCCTGAATCAAGTCCTGCGAGCTTTCGTCTTTACCGCCGAAAATATAGAAGGTGTTTGTTTTGCCTTTTTTGCTGACGGTCAGGAGATTTTCACTGCGTTTGTCCTTGATATTGTAGCGACCGCTCATCATATTAATAAGCGGCTTTATTACGTTTCTGCGGCAAGAGCCTACAGTCTTGCCGCATATGGCAAAATTGCAGTCCGAGAAATTTTCCATAGCCCACATCAGAAACGATATAGACATACTGACAGTTTTTCCCGAACGTACAGAGCCGTCGGCAATAATAGCGTCATATTTGTCCTTGATTCCGTCAATTTTCCACCAACTCAGGACTTTAAGCTGTTTTTTGGAAAAAGGCTTAAACTTCATCAGCAAAAGCCTCCTTACCTGCGCCTGCAAGAGCTTCGATAAGTCCGTCATCAGCTTCAACAACTGTTTCGGGCTTGAAGTATTCTGCATAAAGTCTTATAGCCTGCGTATCTCCTGCACGGCATTTTGTAAGCAGTGCTTCACGGACAGAAGTCAGCTCGTGCATTTCGTATTTTTCAATTAGAGCATTCAGCTTTTTATGAAAATCCTTTGACTTGATGACTCCGTAAGAGAGTGCCAAAGACTTTAAATCTTCAACAATATTAAATTCCTGCTTTGTATTTGTATCCTTGAGCAGCTTCTCAAGCTTTGACAGTTTGTCCATTTTGCACCTTCTTTCTTTTTTGCATAAAAATAAACACCCGTTAAAAGGTGTTTAAAAGCATTTTAATATATATAAAAACAGCGGTTTGTGGTGTTAATTTTAACGTCAGCCATATGAACTAATTACCGGAGGGATTATCCATGAACGAACAAACCGCTGTTTTTAACTTGGGTATAGCTTCGCCATCCGCTAACCTGAGGTTATCGGTAGCTTTGCTGTATGTCAGCCGTGTCACATCAAGCAGAGACGAATCAATCCGCTGTCTGTTCGGGCATTTGTTCGGTAAACGATACTGTAAGCTCAGTCGGCTCACCTGCAAGGGTAATTTTGACCGTTGCTTTCTTGTATCGTTTCTGTACTTTCACAATTTTATCTTTATTCTCAGCCAAAAATCCGCTGACAGTTTCGTAACCGTCACCAGTGAATTTAAGTACCGAGGGAGTTTTCAAAAATTCGCTTAAAGTCAGAATAAATTCAGACTCTTTGTCGGTTAAAGGGATAGGACTTGTACCGCCGCCGAGTAATCTGATAATGTGTGGAATACCTTTGAATACATAATACTTTGACCACTCATAGTCCATACGGATAAATACATAGCCGTCAAAAAGTATATGCGGTTGGGTTATCCACTTGCCTTTTGAGCGTATCAGTTTGTTTTCAATCGGCACAATGGCATCATAACCACGATGTCGGAGCTGTTCCGCAACAGCATGTTCTTGTCCTGTGTTTACATACAAAACATACCACTTGATGTTCATCATCCTTGCTCCTTTGCTTTGAGCTTGTTAATTTCGTCCATAAGCTCATTGTAAAGCCGTGGATTACTCTTTTTGATTGTGTCATAAAGCAAGCTCTGATTTTCTTCGAGAGCAATCTGCTTGTCTGACTTAACATTCGTGTCGGTCTTACGCTTGTATGTTACTGCTCTTGCAAGGGCAGTAGCCTGTCTTAAAAGGTCTTCGGTAGACACTTCATCGAATTGTCCTTCGTCAAGTTTTGATATGGCATCAAAAACTTTCTGCGATGCCATACGCAGGATAGCCTCAGCAGGATCAAGTTCAGGATAACGCTCAGTTTCGGTTAAAATCATACGAAAATTTTCCTGTGCAATTCTGAGCTGTTGAGCGTTAGCTAAAAAGCGTGATGCGTAACGGCTGACCGCCGCCTGCGACAACTGTTCGCCGTTTTCTGCAAGGTAAGACACGATTTCACGGTATGTCTGTCCGCTTACAAGCATCTGATCTACAGTGTCCTTGAGGTCAGAGGGCAGTTTGTCGATTTTTCCGCAGGCTCTGCGGTTGTTTCTGCCCATAGCTAAACCTCAACCGAGTTATCGGTGACGGAGCCTTCGAGGAGCTTAATGCCCTTTGATGAGAGTTTTGCCTCAAGTTCTTCATACGGCACATCTGCGATGTCGGCAGGCTCTTTTGTTTTGATATGACGGAGCAAGATGTATTCCGACAGAAAGAGGTAATTAACAGATGACAGGAAGTCATGTTCTGATACATTGCTGATTGCAAATTTGACATCAGACAGTTTTTCATAATTCACATGAAGTATGTTAATAGTTCTCAAAATCTGTCCGTTGTTCTGCACGAAGTTTCTTGCTTTGATTTTCTGCATATATACCTCTGCATCATTAGTCATTGTTTTTACCTCCTCTTAAAAGCTCCAAAATGAGCTTGTTTTGTGTCTTTATTTCGTCCTTAACCTCGTTTATAGAGTTATAATAATCCTTCTTTGTAAGGCAGGTGTCCTTGATTTGCTCAACATCCGTCTGCAATTTTCCGATAGATTTGTTGACATCGGTTTTCACATCTTTCAGCTCATCCTTCGTAACATACGATAGCTGAATCTCTTTGATTTCTTTATCGTGTCTGTCTGCTTCGTTAATTGTTCGCTTTAAGAAAAAACTAATTATCGCAATAGCTCCCGAAATAATAAGACCGAAGAGCCACCAAGTGTCTGTTGCAAAATTCATAATATATTACTCCAAAAAAATAAGGTATCATTAAGTCTGTAACTTAATAATACCTTATAAAACCGTACTCCCGTAGAGGAAGAATATCCTATTTTTTCTTCATTGTTATATATCATCAAAAATACTTAACTGACCGTCAAGGTTACCGTTTGAGCATATGATTCTCACATATCTTTCTGATAAATCATACTCTCTTGCAAGCTGACTGCTGTTGTATCCATTATACTTTGCTTTGATTTCAGCGTTGCGTTCGAGTTTTTGCAGCTCGCTGTATTTTTGTATGTATATCGTGTCACCGCCAAATGATTTACAGAGTTTAATATAGCTTTCAATTCCTATTATCTCCGCTATATCCCTTTGAGTGCCTACCAAATCATCAAGATTTATTTTCACCAGCCTTCCTCCTTTGAGCAGCACTGTCAATGTACTTTTTAAGTTTTTCAATCAAGGTTACACCCTGATTATATGTCAGCCACCTAAAAGGCTGTTTTGATGTACAGTCAATTTTCAACTCCTTTTTGATGATACCACAGAGCCTGTCACCGAGCTTTGCTGTGGTAGGCTCTGTATCATATTTTTCGAGCTGATACATCAACTGCCAAACCTTCCTGCGTTGACCGTCTGACATTTTTCCTCTGCCGCTGTCCTCGTACTTTTTCTTTTTGTACGGTTTCGGCGGCTCTGTAAGATTCTGCAATTTAAGCCTCTCGGCAAGCTCAGATACAACCGTTTTATACTCATTCTCATCAAGACTGCGTATGCTTTCCTTTTGAGTAAGACGATAAACAATCGTGTGCAGCATATCGTTTTTGTTGCCCGATTCCAAAACACCGAGCCGTGCAGCCATTGCGTATATTCTTTGTGTCTGCTGTGGCTTTAACAAATCAATCACCTCAGCTTAAAGATATCTTTGTGCTGTCCTCAACCACAAAACTGCTCTGTATCTTCATTAGAATATCGTCAATATGGCTTTCATCCATTCCGTTAACGGTGAGCAGATTTTTAAAATCCTGCCATACTGCCGCCTCCGAAATAAGGTAAGCATACTCTCTGGCATCATCTTCCGAGATGTTTGTAAACTTCAAAATGTTGTTTACATCTTTATCATAATTGATACCTTTGCATTTCTTAACAAGCTGTTTGCGTTCGTCATCAGATACACCGTTCATCTGTTCAATAACTTCTTTGACGGTGCATCTTACAAAATTGCCTTTCCACAAACCGATGAGCATTCTTTTTGCCGGAGCAGAGAGGGAGTATTCTGTCTTTTCCGTGACTGCATCTTTGTACGCTTTGCCAAAAATTGAGAGCAAAAATGAGTTGTATGTAATTTTGAGAGATTCCGAAGTTACCGCTGTAAGCTCTGATTCTGTGCCTGCATAATGGACACTCTTATATTTGGTGTTTTCAAGGTCTTCCGAGCACTGCATAATAATCTCTGCTTCGAGTTTATCTTTGCGTGCCTTGAGCTTGCTCATATCTGCTTTAATGCCTGCAAGCTCATCAATCTGCTTTTTTAAATCAGTCATCTGTTTTATCCACCTTTGCAAGTAATTTTTCGGCACATTTGCGGCAGATGATAACATTATCTGCAATGATTACATTTTCAACCGTGCCGCAAAAGCGACAACAGGGAGCGGACGGTTTAATTGTGACAGTGCCGTCTGTACTTGTTTCAATGTCAACAGCATTGCCCGGAAACAATCCTGCTTCGCCTCTTATCTGCTTTGGCAGAGTAATAGAGCCGTTTTTACAAATTCTCTTTGATGTTTTCATAATTGACCTCCTGTTCAATATATATTGCTTAATATTGCCTATCCTCACTCTGCATTTACACGGACTTGTGACCGTTCCCAACAGGGAGTTGCATTAAGGCGAGCGGATTATATCCGCTCAAAAGCAGCTTGTATTGCTCTGACAAAGCCGTATAACATTGCCTTAGCATATTGTTTGTCAGTATCTTTCTCTATATTTTGTATAGTTTCAATCGTTAATGTACCTAACCTTCCAAGTCTGTCAATCGCACTGCCTGTTGTAATGGTTTCAATCGTCTCGTCTGAAGATTCTACTGACATTATCACAACATTTTTTTGCTTAATAGCTGCTTTAGCTTTTTTCGCTAACAAATCAACCATTGTTAAGCCTGCCTGCTCACCGATTTCCTCTCCAAAACGAATATTGTAGTTATCCATTGTTATCCCTCCGAAATTTAATAAAATTCAATGCTTTTGTTATTAGCAATAAAATGTTTTTTCATTTTCTCAAAGTTTGTCCAATATGGTAAATACACATCATAGCCAAACTTCTCTTTGAGTTCCTGCTTAGCTTTCTTGCTACGAGCTCCGTAAAGTTTGCAATCTTTTTCGGTAACTACCGACTGTCTCTTACAGCAACAAAATCTCCTGCGTTCTTCGCAGTCCTCCATAAGCCACTTGCCACGAAATTCATCGTTGATATAAACCATAATAACATTTTGAAATCTCGATTTTTGAGTAAGATTCAGAGATACTTTATATCCGTCAATTTTGAGATGTACATACGGACTCCATACAGATGTAAGGGCTTCGTCAACCTTTTTCCACTCTTCTGCGGTCATTGTTACCCCTCCTTTTACTCTTTTTTACCTTTCGGCTTTCGCCACGGATCATCCAACCGACCCATACAAGCAGGAGCACCATAGGCACAAAGCAAATTTCTCCGCCTGCTGTAAAGCTCCTTGTACCCATTTGACCGAATGCGGCGGTCATTACTACTCCCGTGCTGAACCCTGCGGCGAGCAGTAACACGATTTTTCTTAACGACATTTAAAATCCCTCCGAATATAATTTAAAACACCTTGATACGCATAGCTTTTGCCATTGCGATTAAGCCCTCATAGGTGATGTTTCCGTTGTCAACGGCATTTCCAAAAACATTGCTTGCTCCTCTGATACCCTGTTCCGTCCTTGCAACACCAAGTAATAGTTTAACCGCCCTTTCATCATCTTTTATAGCTGGAAACAATAACTCAATATCGCTGTTTTTGATAGCTGATGTGTGCCTTACCTCGGTAAGTTTTGTGCGATTGCGAATCTGAGCAAAGGCTTCTTTGCTTTTACCCGTGTTTGTGACAGTTTCGATGTTGCCTACAAGGCAGATGCCGAGTAACGGGTTGCTGTCAAAAAATGCTCTGATAGCCTCAATGGTCTTAATCGGCAGGTGCTGTGCCTCATCAATGATGAGCACCTTGCGTTCGCCTTCAAAGCTGTCTGCAAGCCTCAGCCACATTTCATCCTTTCGCCCTGATGCCGTGATTTTCTGTGTTCTGCAAAGCAGTTTTAAAAATGCACTTAAAGTTACTAAACAGGGGTTTACGGACACATAAATTGCTGTTGCAGGATAATCTTCAGCATACTTTTTGCACGCCATTGTTTTACCGATGCCTGCATCGCCACACTCAATTGCAAGACCGCCCTTAAGGTGACACAAGCGGATTGTTTCATAAACTTCTGAGCTTATGCTTGTAGGCTTGTAGCTGTTAAGCACTTGAGCTGATTTCAGATTTTCTGCAGCGGCTTTGGTTTCAAATGTTTCAGTTAAAAACTTTTCAAAATCACTTAAATTACCGTTATAGCGGTCATTAAGATAGGTTGACAAGGTTGCCGCTGATTTACCGAGAGCCCTTGCGGCTTTGGTTTGTGAGCCGCACTCTTCGATAAAGTTCCTTAATTTCTCCTGTAATTCAGGATTGGCTGACATTACCGACATTTATTATTCCTCCTTTTGTCGCTGTTCAAGATTTCTTATCATTTTTGCCTTATCTATCGTTACGATATTCGACTGACCAACTGCCATAGGCAACTGCTCTGCCGTTTCATCGGCACGGTGTACTGATATAACCTTCGGATTGATTTCCTCGGCATTTGCTTTGTTTTCCTCAGCGGTTGCAAGCACAAGATTGAGTGCTGTTTCTTTGCCAAATGCTGTAATCTGACTTGCCTTGAGTTCCTGTTTAGTGAGTTTTTCAAGGCTCTTAACCTTACGGAGTGCCTGAGCAACTGCATCTTTAGATGCTCCGTAGGCAAGGACTGCTTCATTGTCTGTTGGAGCGGTCATTATGTAGTTATCATCAAGGTCATAAATTCTGACTTCCGAAATATCTTCCGGGTCATATCGACAGTAAACAGATTCTCCAAAATGATTTAAAATAAGGTCATCATTGTAGTAATCAATTTTCTCGCCTGCAACAGTAAGATGTACTCCACGCCTGCCGACTTTCTGACTTCTTGTGCTTCTCATTAACATCAAGTTGAGGTCAAGTTCTGCGGCGACTCGTTTTTCTTTAAGTTGTTCTCTGTAAACCTGCATTCGGCTTTTACCGCTGTCTGAGCTTACCGCTCCGCTATATGGTTTTTCATTCATATAGTAGGTTAAAATGTCCTCAACTGCCTGAGTGAATTCATAATCCGTGGGTATGTTGTCGGTGTCCTTGATTACATTTTTAAGTCTTTCCGGTCGTTCGACTACATTACCGCCTGTATAAGTCGGAAACAGTCTTGAAAGTCGGTCTTTAACATCTCGAAATCGTCTTTCAATAATCTTTGCCTTCGCATTTCGTACGATAGCATTTGTCATTTTAATGCCCAGCCGTTCAAAAACAGGCGGCGGAGCAAACTTGTCTTTTTGACTCTTTTTTAATCTGTGACCAAGTCCGCCGACATCAAAAGTCAAAAACTCTCGACCGTTATCTACATATATGTTTTCGGGGATTCCGTATTTTACAATACCTTTCCTCAAGGCGATCAATGTAGCCTGCGATGACGGTGCATCGGTTACATAACATCCGGTAAAAATACCCGAACGAGCATCAAAAAAAGCTGTAAGATAAAGCCTGTGGATACTGCCGTTTTCGCCCTTTGTCTGCACATCAAATGTGTGGTTATCTGCGATCCACCATTCGTTTGATGCCATACCTTCGTAAGTTCTGCGTATGTATGGAGCACATCGGTCACGGAACGCTTTCATACCTTGTCGTCCCATAATTTCAACTGGTTTAGGTATCGCCGTTTGTACTTTGCGATAAAATGATGCGTAAGCAGGGAGTGGTAATAGCTGTGGAGCTTCTCTTTTAATCCACATTTCTGTGTATTCGTAGCACGCTTGGATAGGGTGTTGTGCTTCGTCAAGGTAAAAACTTAAAAAGCATTGCCACACTTCTTCGGGGATTGACGATGTACCTTTTTTCCAACTTCCACGATTGTCAAGCAGTCCTGCAAGATCATCGGCTTTTAAAGCCTTTTTTTTCCGGTACAAAATTCCCTTCGATATGTTAAGGTCGGGATTAGCGACCTTTTGCAGTTGTACAAATTTTTCGGTTGCAGGTACTTTCTGTAACTTTGATGTTGCACAATACTCATCCCAAGCATTAAGTATCCTTATCCATTCGGCAATCTCTTCACGCTGTACCGCCGAAAATTCATCAAATTCCTTGTGGGGTCGCTCCGTCTTGCGTTCGGGGAGCAAATCCTCAGGAATTGCTATTGCGTGCGATTTGTAGTATTTAAGCTGTTCCGAGTGGGATAGTTCATTTAAAGGTATCAAATATTTTTTGCGGTTGTTTTGGTTTATTGTTTCATCACCCTGAAGACTTCCATTGTTTATGAGCATTTTTACATATCGTTCAGAGCAACCTTTTATCCCAGCAACTTCCTTTGCCGTTAGATAAATCAAAAAATCACATCCTTTTGACCTGCCATCATCAGAGCAGGGAGGTCATTTCCTGCTGACCGCCTTGCGGCGGTTTCGGCTTTAACTGAGTTGAGCGGCCGGATTGTTAATACCATTTCTCACTAAAATAGTATTAAGTTCTGAAAACTCATCCCAAGTAATTGCTTTCAGCTTATAAGCCATTTCGGCTTTTCCATATGTTTGGTATGTTAAGTTAAGAGAATGACTGTTCAAAGCGTATCTCGCTTCTCTGTGTAGTTTTTCTAAAATGTCACTCATAATTATCCTCCTTGATTTTTTTGATAGAATTATTGAAGCTAAATTCAACCTCTATATTCAGGACTATAAAAACGATGATATAACTCAAACTCTTCTACAAGTGAATTATCAATATACACTTTTGCTTTATGTTTGTAGATAACCACACTTGCAATTTCTCCGATATGGTAAAGTGCCAAATCCGGAAGATAATACTTTTTTCCGTTGATGTGCAAACCGTATCTTGATACCCTTTGTTTTAATACCGTAGGTTTTACTATACCTAATATTTTCGTCCGCTGATTTTTCACTTTGATATCAGCGGATTTTTTTAGTTCTACAACTTCGTCAGGTGATAATCCTGTTTCCTCGTATTCGCAAAGTTTTTGCAGTACTTCTCGTGTCTGACCTACCGACAATTCAGCCGGAATGAGATGTTTGCTTTCTTCTCCAACATAAACAGTAGTTTGACACATCTTTTTTGTTAATCTGTCCATAAGTCCTCCTTGATGTGACATTCCTTATTTGTGTAGTGCGTACATTCTTCAACTGTGCAATCTCGTGGCTGTCCCGTATCAAGAATGTAATAACAAATCGAATAGCCTTTGTTGTTACTATGGTTTAATGGTCTGCGGTGTCCGCACCCTTTACAGCGAGGGTTCACTTTATTACACAAAATGCTCTCTCCATAAATTCTTTGGCAGCGGCATTTCTGCTTGCAAAGTAACTGCCGCTGTAAGGATCTCCGTCGCTGTCCAGCCACCACACAACCCACGGTTCAACTGCATTTGGATTGTGAGCCATTACAACACGATTGTTTATGTTTCCGATTATTTCATACCTGTTAATTGTTTTGCCTATCATAATCAATCTCCTTTTCTTGCAAAATTTATTTCCTTATCTACCAGTGTGTTTACTGATACCTTTAATGCTTTAGAAAGACCATATAAAATAGCGATGTTCATATTCTTTTGTCTTTGTCCCTGTTCAATAAGATTGTAGTAACTCTCAGATATTCCCATACTTTTAGATATATCTAATTGAGTTAGCCCCTTTTTATTTCTCAAATCAATGAGATAAACACGCTTTTTCATTTAATCACCGTCCTTAACTTTGCATATTGTCAAGTTTCAAGTATATAATACGCCTTTGTTTACTATTTGTCAAGTTTTTTCTTGACATTTTGCAAAGTTTAATTTACTTTACTAATAGTAAAGTTTATAATAATAACAATAGGGGCTGAGCTTATGACTAAACTAAAAGAATTACGAAAAGAACACAAATTATCAATGAAAGAATTAGGAAAAATTCTCGGTCTTTCTGAAAGTACCATTTCTCTTTATGAGGCAGGAAAAAGAGAACCGGATATAAAAACACTTATAAAAATGGCTGATTATTTTAATGTAAGTGTTGATGTTTTACTTGGCAGAGATGAAACAAATAAAGACGAAATTCTTGATACTGAATACAGAGAAGTAATTCGTGATGATCATAGTTTATCTATGTTTAATTTTGAGAAGATGTGTGACGAGCTTGATGAACATAGCTTGGATAGAATTCATTCTGTTTTATATTCTTTAAGAAGAATTCAATATAATGATGCTTTATTTGCCAAAGATAAACAGTACTTATTTTCTGCAATAACTGAATTGATAGGTAGAATTGAACGATATGTTGATGATTTTCGAACAGCAACGGATTTCGGGAAAGTGTTCGATTATAGTTTTCACAATAAAAGATTTATCAACGGTGAAGTTGCCGTATTAAAAAGAATTACTAATCTTATAACTCCTGAGCAGAAGCCTGTTGCTGAAAGCACTATTGTAATTCCGTTCTATGAAACACCGGTTTCAGCAGGTACTGGCTCGTGGCTTGGCGATGATATTTTAGCTGAATGGCTTACTGTTCCACGAAATGATATGACTACTTCAGCTGATTTTGCGTTAAAAATATCAGGTGATAGTATGCAACCTAAATTTTCAAACGGCGAAACCGTGCTTGTTAAGCAAACGTCAAGTGTATTTGAAGGTGAAATCGGGGTTTTCGTACTTAACGGTGAATCGTATATTAAAAAATTAGGAAAAAAGGAGCTTGTTTCACTTAATCCAGCCTATAAGCCTATACCTTTACACGGATTTGATGATGTTCGTTGTGTAGGTAAGGTGCTTGGTGCACTTAATATGTAAAAATATTCATTTAATTGTATTTTTTTACATAACTCAACTTGTCTGATTTTTTCAACATTAAAAAGGTCAATATGTTAAAAGTATAGATTTCATCGGAATAGGAAGTCACTTCCCTTTAAAATTAAAATACTTCCTATTGTTTAAATGTTTTAATCGTATAGATAAAAGTATATTAAAATCCTATTTATGCCGATTTAAAGCCCTTTTAAACGCTTTTAAAAGGTTATTTTTAAAAAATTAAAGCCGAGCAGATTCACAAATTTTTCGTGATTTGCTCGGCTTTTTTGTTTTCGCACTAAATAAAAAAACAAGCTGTTTTTTCAAAGTGTAATTTCTTTTTACACCTAAAAAACGGCTTGTTTTCTACATTTTCAGATTTTTAACTTTTTTTAACGGCTTTTTACGGTTTTTCCTATTCTCTCCGAAAACTTACAATTATTTAATCAAGGACGCTGTTCAGAAGAAAAAACAAAAGAAATCTTGACAACCAAACGCAGATATCAGATGATGTCTGCGTTTTTATAATGCCTCACGGCTGTGGGTTTGGCGGTTACTTCGCACAAAACAAAAATGCATCAGACCTTTTCGGGCAACTGATGCATTTTCTTTTTTAAACTGTTTTCTTGAATAGACTGCGGTGGCACACCGCCGACATCATTATCTGTTTTCAACTTTCAATTCTTAATTGAAAGCACCGCTCGGGTATTTAACTTTCGCACATACAAATACTGCTACCCGAATTGGGTGCAACAACTTGTTGC